AACAAACCCGATCCACTTAATCTCAACTTTCTGCGTACTCACCACTGGCAGAACCGGAGCGAAGCGAAACATATTAGGCTGACGGGAATTGATGAAAAAATGAATTTTCGTTCCCACTTTCCAACGGTCGTTTTTGTCTTCGCGGATGGAGTGAAGTTTTGGGTGGCATTCGGCAAGAACGGAAATATCAAAGTCTTCATGCGCCAAATCCATATTGAATATTCTCATCAAGTCATTTTGAACCAACCCGCTGTGTATTTTCTCTACAAAATAAGTGGGTTTTCCGTTTAAATTTGTGCTAAAGGGTAGTATCATGGTTTCACATTGTTTCATTAATTAAAGCTACAGCGAGGATAAATCCGATCACCATTCCGACCACGAAAAAAGAACCAAGTACAATTACGTGAATGTAGCCCTCTTTTCTTAACTCATTGGCAAACTGATTGCCGTGTTTTGTGTTTTTCATGTTGTTTTGTTGTTTTAGGCTTTACTCCAATCGTCCTCGAAGTAACGCTGATTAATGTATGTTGATAAATGTGCTTGTGCTATTCGCTTGCGTAGCAAGTAATCTTTATACTTGGGAACTGAAATAAAAATTTTGATAACGTCCGCTTCTTTCAGTTTTAGAAATTGCTTTTCACTTTCGTGGCGTTTAACTTTGTTATCGTACAAATTCCATAGACTTTCAAAATCCAAGTTAGCGGGCGATACATCAATTTCAAACTTATCTCTAAAAACTTTGTTTTTCATCCAGATGGTTTTAATGATACTTTCGCAAGCCGGGAAGTTTGCCCCAGCAAATAGCCACTTCATTTGTTTGGCGTTTAATTCGCCTTCTGATATTTCAAACAGCTTTAAATTGCCGTTTAAATCATATTTAAAGAGGAAGATTAGTCCGATGTCTTTTCCTTTGGCTCGATACGTGGTTAGCTGTACCATAATTTTATTTTTAGAATTAAAAGGCCCGTTTGAGAATAAGTAAATATGGGTATTTCTAAACTATTGGCTAGTTTTGCCTCAATCAATGCCCCACTTGAATTTTTCCAATCTTGAAGCATTACAATACCATCGCATTCCGTTAATTTTGCGATGCAAAGTCGCATTGCAACATTCCAATTTGTATCCCAATTGCCAACTACCTCTATTGGGTTTATCGCTTCAAATCCTAGTTCTTCAATTGCTTTCTGTGCATTCGCAAACTTGGCAGTGCATTCGGCTCGATCTTCACCAGTAACTTTACCAGCTATGTAAATTTTCTTTTTCATTTTTAGTCAATTATATGGTTCATACTGCTTTCGTAAATCATGTATTGCTCGGTCATGATTTGCGGCTTTTTTACTTTAGAAATAACAATGAGCTTTGGAGCTGGTGGCGGTTCCACTTTTACAACTGGTTTTGGTGCCGGACTTGCTCTTCTCACTTGGGCGTTCTTGCGGTTCTTGGCATGGTGGCTTTTGGGATTTTTGAGGTTTTCCAAATCCTCGTTTGTCCACTGGTTCCGCGGAACGTTCCATAAGTAATGATTGGGGTGATCGCGGAGTTTTAATATTTCCTCTTGCTTTGTCATGCTAATTGCTGGTTTAAATGTGATTTTACGTAATGCAATACATTACGATCATAGTCTGATAATGGCTGACATTCGGCCATCAATACAAATTGCTCTAAATAATGTGCCTCATAAATTTCTAATTTTACCTTGAACTTTTTAGGCTTTGAAAAAAGCGTTGGCGTAAAACTTTCGGCTGCTTCTTTCTTTTTAAAACTGATCACTGTTTTGTCTAAAATCGAGCGGGCTACTTTTGCTTCCCGTGTTCTGCAAGGCAATGGCTTGACGAAGCTGTCGTAGCAATAGATTAAAACTTTTAAGTTTTGCAGGGAAAGATTTAGCGCTATTTTCATGTTAACATTCGGTTTTAGGTTCTGCGAGTTCTTTGCCACAATCGGCACAAACTAATTGTGTGGTTTCGCAAGTCACGCAGGTCAATATTACATTGATTACTGCTATGTCGTGGTTGCAAACTTCTGTGATGCTGTATCCTTTCGCTACCTCTCCTTTGGGGAGGGTTGGGGTGGGGATATTCATTTGTATGTCGATTTTACCACGCCTTTCAACGCTTTAATTGTTTTTTCGAGCTCATCATTGTCCTGTGCTGGAAGTGGCTTTTTGACGGGTGCTTTTTCTGTGAGCCACTTGGCAAACCTTGACATATCGGGTATTTCTCTCAATCCGTCCATAACCGTCCAGTTGGCTTGGTAAAGTAAGGAAAGAATTACCTTGTGCTTTTGGTTGCCGTTATCAAAAACTTTGAACTCATCAATAGACGGGTCTTGTGTTTGCCCCGTTTGTTGCTTTAAAATCTTGACGGCCTCAGCTTGCGTAATACTTTTTAAACTGGTGCGTTTTACGTCACCAGTTACCCATTGTACGTACTCGTTTTTTGTTTCAATTTGGTAAGAACAATTCTGCATGATGCGCTTAATTTGAAACGGCGTTATTGGGAGGTCGTTGCCGTAAATTGGTGGCGGTTTAGTTGACTTGGTCATAATCTTCTGTACTTAAAATTTTCGCCTTTTTAATTTTGAAAACTATACAACATCCTTGAAGTGCCAAATCGCCATCGTCTCTATAAGACCAAAACATAGTTTTTATTGGCTTGCACCTTGAATGTATTGCGTTTAAATCATTTTGTTTGTTCATTATATAATTGACCATTGCAGTTCGCTCATTGGCAACAATTAAAATTCCGTTTAGGTTTAAAAGAAATTTCACAAACTCCGTTTCTAATTTGTTTTTTGGCTGGGTACAATGTCCAGCATCTAAAAAATAATGTGTTGGTGTTAAATCCATTTTGCTTTGTTTTTAAAATTAGTTCCCGAGGCGGGAGTCGAACCCGCGGATTTACATCGCCCACGTTTTTAACTCGGGAGACCAGCTAATATATATAGCTCGCTTTTGGGTGTTTCTTTGCTTCTGAATTGTCAATGACATTTCTTTTATGCTCGTGAAAAGATTTCAATTCACTAGCGGTCAATTCTTCTCGTGCCAGCCAGTTGCCGTTGGTGTCTTTATAGACTTCTTTGCCGTTCACGCTGTAGCTTTCGTGTTCAACTATTGGTTTAATTGTGATCATCTTCGTCTATTTATTCGTTATAGAAATTGAACTTGTAGCCCTTTGAGAAATCTACTGCCGAAATTGCCAGCGGAATAGATACTTTCGATCCATCTTCCTGAATTAATGCGGCATCAATAAACCACACAGACCGCACAGGCTTATAAGCTTCTGAAATGATTTGCACGCCGTCTGTAAAATCGGCATCATTAAAATCCTTGCTGATTTTTTGAAGTTCCAGAACCCGTGAGCCTTTCAAATTACCTTTGGCGTCTTTTTTTAGTAATCCAAAAACCATTTGCACAAGCGCGGCCGTTTCTTTGTCTTTCGCCAATGAAGTGATAAACTTTTCTACTTTCGCAATACCCGCATTTACGGTATCGTCCCATGCGTCGTTGATACGGTAGCCAATAGTGATCTCGCTTTTATCGTCCGAGAAGGTGTGGCTTTGTTGTTTTTCTTTGATACCATAGACACTGGCTTTCAGGTCAAGGATATTTTCAAAAAACTGAAAGGCTTCGGTTTTAGCGTTACTCAACATTTCCGAAGCCGTGCAAAGTTTGAAAATGGCTTTTGGCACGGTTTCTTTCACGAGCTCTTTGTAGGTTTCGCGGTCATTGTCTTTGGCACTTTCGCGTCTTGCGAGTTCTGCCTTGAGTTCGTCGATGTTCATTTTTGAAATGTCGAATGTTTTTTCTGCTGTTGTTTCCATTTTTAAATATTGATTAAAGTTTCTACTTTTGCCAAATAGGCGTGTGATAAATTGTTATTTCTAATTTGTGATAATACAAAATCAACTTTTTCATTGACCGTCGCGTATTGTTCAAATTTCGGGTTGGGAAAATCCCGCATTAGGTTTGCGCGTTCCTGATTAATGCATATCCGGTGCTGTATGGATAGGTAACTTGATCCGTATAATGCTGCGGTATCGCTGTCAAAGATCAATACCGCAAATAGTTGTGCTAGACGTTTATTTTCCTTCATTTTCAGGTCTTTTAAAATTTGCATACATTATTTCGAACTTCATGAGTTCGTGAGCTAGATCGCTTTGAAGTTTTGCTAATTCTTCTTTTGCTTTTCGTAAATCGGTCTGGATGCAGGCTACTGATAAATGTTCGGCTTTGTTGAACTTTAGCCAACCTTCGAGTTCTGCAATGCGGGTTTCAAGGTTTTCTATTTTAGTTGGCATAAAATACGGGTGTGTTGGTTAGAAATTGGTTTGAAAAATCTTTATTACGTCTGATAGCCTCAATTAGTGGCTTTGGATATATCATTTGCATTTGTGCGGTGCAAGCCTTGTAATGTCCTTCCAATTGCACTACATCATTGGGCATGACGTCGGCAATCTTTAAGAAAGTTGCTTCGCATTTTGCAAACTCCCGCATGTACCAGCGGTTGACGGATGCATTAGCTAATAGCTGCTGAATCACGGAAGGGTACATGCCGTATTTTTGGCACCACACTAAAATGGATAGAAAAAGTCTTTCTTCGTATTGGTCTGTGGACCATTGTAGGCGGTCCATGACTTGGTGTTTTAATGATGTTGTTTTCATAAGGTTTTGTTTTAATCTTTAATTTGACTTCCGTGATACAGCATCGCTGTCTGATCATTAATTGTTATTATTCCTCCCGGACATCGCCCTCCGACAAATGCCGTTAACCCTTCAACTCTAAAATACACGTTACACAATTTTTTTGCGAGGCGTGCAGTTGCCGTGGTTGGTTCGTTTTTTTCCATATGCGCCATAATTATAAAAAGCGTGTCTGGAAATTGCCTTTTTAATCTTCGTAACACTGCCGTTTTCAAATCATCGCCATAAGCGGTTGCATTATCGATTACCATGATTTTAGCCGATTGTCGTTTGGCTAAAACCGCTTCCATTTCGTCAATTTCGAGGTAGTCAAAGAAGCGTATTTTGGTATTCTTAAAATCAATTTTCGCCCGGGTTAAATTCTGCTGAAACGTAAATCCAGTTCCCTCTTCCGCAGACACAAAATTCAATTTGTCAAATTTTGTGAGGTATTCAGCGAGCAAAAGTGCGAGTGTGGTCTTTCCGTTTTTTTCATTTCCATAAATAACCCAAATCCCGCCTCTTTCCTGCTCGCCTAAAATCTTTTCCCAAATGCCGTCAAACTTGTATGTCTTGAAGGTCTTATTTAGCAGTGTTTTCGCTGTAATTCCCTTTGCCATTAAACACCTATTTTAATAAGCGTTTCCAAGTAACGAAGTGTTGTTTCCTTTGAAATACACTTGTTAACCAAAAGTTTGATCTTCGATTTATCTTCGACATTGGCCGTTGCAACCGCTCCGATTAGTTCGGTATAGTAGGCTTGGCGGTCGGCTTTCCCGTTTGGTACCAGCTTTATAAATTCATCAGAAAATCGGCTGAATATTTCGGCGTAACCCACTTTTTGAGCCGACAAACCTTTTTGAATTTTCTTTCTTAATCCATCCGCGCCCATCATGTACCATCCGCACACGCCGTCAGTTCCGTTCCAAATTCCTTTGAGTTCCAAGAAGGCGTCATACTGTAAATCGCCCGCTTCGTCAAGGATGATTAAAGGCTTTTCGAGCGTTGTGATGTAATATTTCACATTCTCAAGGATTTCGTTGTACTTCCCGTTATTGTCAATACCGATGGTTCTGGCCAATAGCTTAATGAACATTTGCTTTGATTTGGCTTGCGAACAATCAACGTAAAAGGTATTTTTCATTTTACGAATGATGTGCTTTGTGCAGAATGTTTTGCCAATGCCGCAGTCGTCAACCAAAACCATTGACTTTGACAATTCTTTGCAAAAACTCAAATTGTCCTCTATTTCTGTGTAAACAGACGTGCGTGCTACTTTCCAATTGTCCTCATATACTTTCACTTGAAGTAATCTTCCGATGGTAATCCAAGCGGTGTCGCTTAAAATCTTTTCGGTTTCGCCTTTTTTCAAGCGTGAAAAAACGGCGTTATTCATCTGCAATGATTTAGAAAAATCAGCATCTGAACCGCCATAATTGGCGCGCTTTTCTAAAATGGCTAATCTTACTTTTGCTTTAAAATCGTTTGTTAAGTTCATTTTTGGTTGTTTTATAGGTTGAAATTAGACCGCCATCCAGGAGCGGCATTTGTACTTGGTTGAAATTCTTCTTTGGTGTCTTGATCGTCTGCGAATACTTCCACTGGTTCTTCTTTTACTTCAAATCGCTTCAAGTTTGAAATTTTGAAATTTGAGTTAACAGTTTGAGGCGTTCCGTCAATGATCTGTATATTCTCAATCTTGTTTCGTTGGCGTTTTTCAAAGGCTTCAACCGATAGAGCGTAGGCACTTTGAATTTTCAACGCTTCCGCATCAGCATCGGTGCGTTCGATTCTTGCGCGGTTGTATTTAGGCATTTCCATGACTTCGCAAATCACCCGGTTGTTGAGATAAACCAAGGCTTTCATCACTTGACCGTCGTTGCCGTCTAACCAATAGACATCGAACTCTTTGCCTTCAATAACCCGCATTTTCTGTATAAGAGCTTCACCCGTTAGGATTTTGCCATCTTCCGCTAATGCTCTTTTCTGACCTTGAAGTCGAATGTAGCCAACGTTGCAGGAAGTGGTTGTCTGGTGTCCAATTACTGGAAGGATTGCTTCCCAATTTGTCGGCTTTAAGTTCGGGTTTTGGTTGGCTGTGAAATAATCCCAACGGCTCACTCCTTTATTTTCTGGGTGTTCTGAATTGTTCCATTTTTCGAGTTCCAAAAGACGCTCGTTGACTAAAATATCGTAGGGAATGATCTCTTTTTTTGCAGCACTCAACTGATTGGCTTCGCTTTTTGCCGTTGGTCGTGCCAGCCATCCCGATGCTGACTTTTCAACCTCATACCGGAGCTTTCCGTTCATACGCTCGATGTATTTTCCTCTGGCGTTATTGGCTTCTATTTTAACTTCTTGGAACATTGCACCAGGGCGAAGTAATGTGTCTTTAAAAGTACTATTTAACGAACTTTCGCACTCTAGTTCGTACGGAAGACAAAAACCCCATTCGGTGTAGTTCCGAACCATCTGACGGTAGAAGTCCACGATGATTCCTTCTTTGGTTTTTCCATAAACGAATGTTGTGAAACATTGCGAAGCGATATCAACGCCTAGATAGAACCAAACCCGATCGCCTTTTGTATTGTAAACAAATGGCGGCTGTCTATCATCAATGGAAATGATTGATCCCGCTAGTTTTGGTAATTCCATTTGATGATGTGGCGTGAAGCTTCCCATATACACTTGACGGTCGCCACTTCTGGCCTTGTGGGTTGCAATCTTGTTTTCCCATTTGTTGATGTAGCTGATCACTGTAGTATTTGACAACGATTTGAAGCCTTTGGGATCATACATTTCGCCAGTTTCCTGATTGTAGACTTCCGCATATCCGTTTAGGAATGCGTCGTAATTTCGAGCCACTTCAGTAGGTGTTGGCTTGTGCAATTGATTTTTGAAAAGACCGTTGAAGATCATTTCGGTACGATCATCCACCTTGCGAGCGTTGTTAATACGACCGCCTTGAGGATCTTTAATTAATGGATAATACAAATCGGTTTTGCACGATCTTATAAGCATTTTAAATTGTTTTTCAGAACCAGGCAAATTGTGCGACACCTCGTGTTTTACTTTAAGGGTATTGTTGAATTTTTCAACGTCCTTAACTACCGTTCCCATAATGCCGCGCAGCGATCCTTTTAGTTTGATGCGTTCTTGCGTTCGCGCCTGTTCTAATTTAATAGCTGCTTTCATTACAGAAGCGTTGATGATGTACCGTTCCTGTTCGTCGGCCTCTAATTTGTTACCAGCACGCTTGAATCGTGAATAGTAACGCACTGCATCAGCATCGAACTCAAAGAACGTCTCCAACGGATTGTCAACACGTCTTGGATCACCAAGTGCTTCTTGGATATGTGGCTTTAGGGTGTCGAAGTCGATGAGCAACTTGCGACCGTTACCTCCAACTTGCAACCGCTTAATTCCGAAAGGCTTTTCTTGGTAGCGTTGGATTTCTTTTTGAAGCGATCCAAGCGTATTCCAAAAACTAGGAATTAAATCGTCTGACTCGACGGCAATATTATTATTTGAAAATAGGTAGGCCATAATATTATAGTGTTTTGTCAATCAGATTTTGAACAGTTGCTTTATTAGCATTTTCCATTGTCAGGTAGTCTTTCTTGATAGCATCTGGCGTAACTCCTTGTTTATTTCCGTTGATACTTTGGCGTATGTAATATTTTGAAAGTCCATATTTTAAAAACAATGCATCTAAAATGTTTGAATCATAGGATTTATACTTTTTTGTTATACTTTTGTTCATTGTCTTTTTAGTTTTAAATATTGAAACAAAGATATAAACAAGTTTATATTATACAAATAAAATATAAACTATTTTTAAAATATTTTTTATATGTCTGAACTCGAACGAATTAAATTAGCGGTCAAATCCTTGATTAGTCTAGGAATTGCGAAGAATCAGGAGGAAATAGGGACTATGATGGGTTACAAAAGTAAGTCGTCATTTTCGCAGGTCCTTAATGGGTTAGTACCGTTGCCTCAGAGTTTTGTAGATAAATTGTGCGCTTTAGACGATAGAATAGAAAAATGTTGGCTCCTTTACGAAGAGGGCCACGTTTTGAAAGAATATAAACAAGTTATTAATCCTCCGCTGGATGAAGTTTCAGAGCCTGATGATGATTATATGAAAAATGTTGGCCTGCCTCTTATTCCAGTTGAAGCAATGGCCGGATATGGTGCAGGAGATTTTCAATTGATGGAGTATGAAACCGAAAAATTTATTATCCCAACTTTTAAAGGATCAGATTATTTAATTGGAGTCCGTGGTAGCTCGATGTATCCAAAATATAATAGTGGCGACATTGTGGCCTGTAAGCATTTGCCATTAGACACCTTCTTCCAGTGGAATAAAGTTTATGTCGTCGATACTGAACAGGGAGTGTTGATAAAAAGGATTTGCAAGGCACAAAAAGACGACTTTGTAACTATGGTTAGTGATAATAAAAGCTATGATTCTTTCGACTTACATAGGTCCGCAATTAGATCATTAGCAATCGTAATGGGTGTAATCAGGCTAGAGTAA